CAATTAGTTGATGAAATTTTAGAGATAATTGTAAAATACGCAAAACCAAAAAACAGTTAAGGTCTATCCTAAAATAAAAAATATTAAAAAAATTAATATATGAACCCCATTTTCTAATAAGAGTGGGGTTTCTTTTTAGAATATAATTACATCCTCTAATCTGTCCTGAACCAAGTATGGTTTTTCTCCCGTAGGGTCTAATATGTCCTGAATAAGGTCATAACCCTCCACTTTAGTTTTAAAGTCTTTTAAATCAAAGTTAAATAAGTCTAATATTAAAGATTTGATAATGGTTTTATCTAAACCTGATTTAGGTACAATTTTAATGTTAAAATCTTCATCGTCATTTAATTCTTTTGTGAAAAAGAAATGTACCTCATCAGTCATAATTGTACTGTAAACTTGGTTAAACATATAATGAGTATAATAAACCATTAATCTACCACAATTTAAACTATGACCATATGGAAACTCAGAATTAATTGAAATTTCACTTAAAGGTTCATATTCCTGTGTAAATGGAATTTTATTAACTTTAACCCAACCTGTTTCAATGTTACTTATTTTTTGGTTATAGTTTATAACGTCAACAACATTAAGTAATTTAATATTTAACTCAATTAATATTTCTTTAAATTTTTCTGTAAATTCATCTCTTATTAAATTTATATCTAAAAAAATTTCACTTGTGGTTATACCGTTTACAACATAAAAAGATCCCACATCAGAAACTTGTATTATTGAATCTTTATTTTTATCAATTTTAGATAAAATAAATTCGGCAAATAAATTAACAATGCCTCTTTTTGAATTTTTATTAATTAATCTCATATCTTTTTTTTACAATTGATATGGATTATAAATGAATAAATAAATAGTTTATTTAAATATAAAGTTTATTTAAATATAATGACCAAAGTTTTCGTTTATCTCTTTTTGAATATCAGACCAATCTGGATAATCAGGAGTTCTAAAATCTATACATTCAAAATCACCATCGTAGATTAGTTGTTTCATCAAAGTCGTATAACTACCAAAATAATCTAAATATGAATCTGAATATGATTGGCCTCTATTGTTTTCTAAAAATAAAGTAATGTCACCAACAAAATTTCTAATTTTAATATAATTTACATATATAGAGTGTTTTTTACCATCTGACATGGTATGTTCTTTTGGGAATTCATCAACTTTACCTTCAAAGTATTCATCTAAACCATTATATACTAATTCATATATTTCATTTTGATATGCAGAATTATATGCGTTCCAATAAACACTTTGTAATTCTTGACCTAACTCACTCAAATCATTTTTACATAGTTCATTTATTGCCTCGGAATCTTTAATTAATTCATTTAAGTCTTCAGGTCCAATTTTAAAATAACCTTCAGTTCCCTGATCTTCTGATAAGATTTCAAAAAAATCAGAATCATAATCTTCTAAAGATAATTCAACATTACCAATTTCTTTAAAAATAACATCTTTTAAATGGGCGGTATTTTTTTCGTCTAAATCATCAATAACTTCAGATGGTTTTGTGTCAACATCAAAATACCAATCGTTACCTAAACCATCTCCGTCAAATATTTGTTTTGCAACATCTTCAGGAGAAATGTCACGACGGGAGGAACCACAGAAAAAAGAAGCCAACTCATCTCTATCCTTACCTAAATATAAATAGAACCCATCAGGTCTAATTTCAACATCAGTTAAAAGGTTGCTTGTAATATACTTAATAGTATTATCGTAGTTATGTTCTAAACCATGTAGTAAATAATTGTTTATAAACGATTCAGGAACAGAATCATACTCTAAATTAGATATTATATCACTTTCAACCAAATAATCAAACACTTCATTACTAAAATCATCAGAAGGAATATTATTTATATCTATTTTATTTAATAAATTTTTTCCTTTTATAAATCTAAAAAAAGTTAAAATTTTTCCATTAAAAATAGAAGATATTTTATCCCAATTACCATCATTAAATTCTTCTATAATATTGTTTACCGTCATATTTTTATTAATAAATATAAAAAAAGTGAGAAAACTAATTTCCCACTCAAGTAAATATTATAAACGACTATTATTTATTTTTATAATATTTCTCAACAATTTTTTTAACAGATTCCTGAACCGTAACATTTTGTGTTTGTGGTTGAGGTTGAACTGGTGTTTGTGGCTGAGGAGCCGCTTCAGACTGATTTTTTTTACATCCGCATCCCATAATAATTTAATTTTATATAGTTTATTTATATATAAATATTATAATATTATTAAATTTGTAAATAATATAATATTTATTATTGAATGAAAAAAATTATAAAAATTACAGAAAACAAATTAATAAATTTAATAAAAAATATTATTGTTGAAGAATCTGAAAATGATTACTTTGAAATTACCCCGGAACAATATCATAAATTGTTGGTATCTGTTAATTTTAATGCAAAAGTTATTTCAAGATTACCAATGTTTAAAGGTAAAAAAATAAGAGTTAATGGTAATTTGAAATTAAATGGTTTAAGACAAATTACTAGTTTAGGTGATTTAACGGTAAGTGGACAATTAGATATTCCTTATACCGGAATAAAAAACTTAGACGGGGTAAAATTTGAAAAACTTGGTGCGTATCATATGACACCATATGCTGATGAAATTGAGAAAAAAAGATTAAAACAAGAAAGGGAAGACGCTAATGAAAGAAGAATAAATGACGAATGGAATATAAAAAATACAGATGCAATAAGTGAGATGGCAAATGCTGTATTTGAATATATGTACGCAACTGGTGATTTATACATATTAGATGATTCAGAACGTGAGGATCTGAAAAATTTTGAAATACAAATGGTGGAACTTGAAGAAAAAATTGATAATGAGGAAGATGATGAAATTTTAGATGATTTATATACTGAAAGAGATGAGTTAGAAGAAAATATTGACGCCTTAAAGGAAAAAGATAATGATCAATATGGTTTAGTTCCCGAAGATCGGCATTCTCACTATAAAATGACAGTATTTAAATCAATTCATGGTGATACAAATGGAAATACTTATGCTGTTGGTACTGAAGGTGAGGTGGATGACTCCATTGAAGAATATTATGAAGATATGGTAAATGATTTAAGTAGTTTTGATAAAAGCACACTAAGTAATCACATTGATGGTGAAGATGTGTATGATCATTTTGAAGATTCGATTCGTGACGATATTTATGAAAATTATGAAGATTATGATATTTCTAAAGAAACTAGTAAAGAACAAGATCAAGAAATAATAAACCTTAAAAATGAAAAAAAATCTCTTGAGATAGAAAATTATTTAATTTCAAATGGGGCTAGATCTCCTCTTATTGAAGAAGGAATAGAAAGTATGAAATACTTTAAATTCAAAGATTATATGAACAATTTATTAGTTGTTGAATGGTCTGACGATAAATGGCAAATTTACCAAAACAATAAAAAGGTTGAGTCAGTAACTTATGAAGATGATGATGATGATGATGATGGAGAACATGAATCGGATAATGAATCAAGGATTGAAGAAATTGAGAATAGGGCGGAAGAAATAGATTCTGAAATTGAAGAAATTGAAGAGAATCCTGATGGAGATTTAAGTGATGATGATATTGAACGAGTTATGGAAGAAAAAAGAGATGAGATAGAGTCTGACCCGATATCTTGGTTGGATGATTATGGTATGAACTATGATAATTTTGTTAATACAAGAAGTTTACTACGTGACTTAATTGATGAATCTGACTATAGCGTAATAAGTCATTATGATGGGGATTATCAAGAAGTTAATATAAATTCAAATACCTATATTGTATTTAGAACTGACTAATACCTTTACAGAATGAAATAATATTATTATCTTTATGTGTAATGGAAAAAAAGAAAAAAATAGAATTTTTAATGAACACTGAATGGATGTTTGAAAAACCCATTGATCAAGAACACAAAGAGTATAAATTATTATCTTACTTTCAAAAAATGGGGGAAAAATTAGATAATATGGAACTCTATCCTGGATTCATTGAGTTGTCATTACACGTGGCAAATCTTCAAAATTTAATCAGAGATAAAAAAATAATGTATACTAATAAAAAATTTACAACAATAGATGATGAATTATTAGTAAAAGATTTAAAAATAAAAGACATCCCAATATTAAACAATGAGGAAAAAGAAGAATTTAACAAAATATTAACATATAGTGCTCCAAGAATGTTAGAATATTTTAACATTGCTAAATCTGTTTGGGAAATAGTGTTTGATAGTGTAATTTTAAGAATAAAAAAAAACAAAAATGAGGTTTTACAAAAAAAAGGATATTTTTATTATTTAGACTCAAAAGATAATTTGTTTTATGTTTGGGAATTTAATGTTAAACAAGTAAATAAAAAATCACCTGAAAGTAAAACATTAGTAAATTTAATTTATTCTGAAAAAAAAAATAATTTGACAATTACAAAAATTATAAATACATTTAGTCAATGGAATCAAGATAATATATCAAAATTACCTTTGTATGAAATGTTATGTGAAGCGAATTTCCCAATAAATGAAACGCTTCTTCCATTGTTTAAAAGAAAATTGATTACCTACATTAATCAAACTCAAATGATTGAAAATTATAAAAAAAACAAAGAAGAATTAAATTTTTAAAATTGTATATGAAAGTTAAATTAGAATATGTGTGGATCGACGGATATACACCTGAACCAAACCTTAGAAGTAAGGTAAAAATAGTTGATTATCAATCTATTAAGGAAGCGTTTCTTGATGGAAATTTCCCAATTTGGAACTTTGATGGGTCTTCAACATTACAGGCTGAAACAGGAAGTTCAGATTGTATTTTAAAACCTGTTAGACATTATTTTAAAGATATGGAATCAACCGTATATGTCTTATGTGAGGTATTAAATTCTGATGGGTCACCACACGAGTCAAATAAAAGATCAAGTATTGGTGAAGGTTTTGAAGATCTTTGGTTTGGTTTTGAACAAGAATACTTTATATACGACAAAAAAAACAAATGCGTTTTAGGTCATGATCAAAACAACTTGGAACCACAAGGTAAATATTATTGTGGAGTTGGTCAATATGTTGTTGGAAGAGATTTTGTTGATAAACATTTAAATATGTGTTTAAATTATGGAATTGATATTACAGGAGTTAATGCTGAGGTTGCGTTAGGACAATGGGAATACCAAGTATTATCTAAAGAAAAATTAAAAAGTGGAGATGATCTTTGGATGACAAGATATTTTCTTTTTAAAACCTCAGAGAAATATTCATACCACATTGAATTACACCCAAAACCAATTACACATGGTAAATGGAATGGGTCTGGTCTTCATACAAATTTTTCAACAGATATTATGAGAAATGATGGAAATAAAGAATATTTTATGTCATTGTTTAACGCATTTGAATCAAGACATCGTCAACACATTAAATCTTACGGTTCAAACAATAATTTAAGACTTACTGGTGAATACGAAACACAATCAATAGATAAGTTTAGTTGGGGTGTCTCTGATCGAGGAGCATCAATTAGAGTTCCAAAAGAAACCGCAGAGGAATGGAAAGGATATCTTGAAGACAGAAGACCAGGATCAAACGCAGACCCATATAAAATTATTTTTGAGATTGTTAAATCACTCCACGAAACAAAACAAATATACCGTATAAAAACCATGATGACTAAAAATATTGACACAAATAATCTTAGTGGTAAATATGGTACAATTTCTAATGATGAATTATTAAACGAATATAAAGAAGAATAATGGATAAAGAATGTGTATGTGGTGGAACCGGACTTTGTCAGTGTCCACCGATAAAAATAGAACAAGTAAATCATCCTCAACATTATGGGGGAAAAAATAACGAATACGAAGCAATAAAAGTTATTGATGCTTGGGATTTGGGGTTTAGTTTAGGAAATGCAATAAAATATATTAGCCGTGCAGGAAAAAAAAGAAAAGATACAGAACTTGAAGACCTCAGAAAAGCCCTATGGTACATCCAACACCACATTGAAAACATCGAAAAATAAAACAGGATTTAGTAAAGAAATTTCAGTTTTAGACGCAATCACAACACCAAGTGAATTACTACGGGAAACTTTCATAAATTTTATGTGGGGGTTTTTAGGTAATTCTATTGTTGTGTTTGTTGCAAAAGAATTGGACTTTTTAGTTTTAATAAATTATGTTCTGTATTACGTTTTAATATCATATATTGTCAATAGAAAAAAATATGACACAATTTTAGGTAAGTTTATAGTTCTTCCTGGTTCAGCCGCTGCGGGAGCATTTGCAGGATATAAATTAGCGCAAATAATTACAGAAATAGTTTAATAAAAATTTGACAATAAAAAAAATTATAGTTAGGTTTATTAAAATTGTTTAATTAATTAAAAAAAAAGTATGAAAAATTTAGAAGACATTACTGGTAAAATTATTAATGGTAGTTGTATTGATGTAATGAAAACATTTCCTGAAGGTTGTGTGGATTTAATTGTAACATCCCCACCCTATGGTGTTGGAATCGATTATGATGTACATGACGATGATGTTGCGTTTGAGGAGTATATTGAGTTCGCCAAAGATTGGTTAACAGAGGCTTACAAAGTTTTAAAGGATGATGGTCGAATTGCCTTGAATATTCCTTATGAGATCAATAGACAAACTAAGGGAGGTAGAATTTTATTTCTTTCAGAAATGTGGCAAATTATGAAAGAAATTGGTTATGGTTTCTTTGGTGTTGTGGATCTTGAAGAAGACTCGCCACATAGAAGTAAAACAACCGCTTGGGGTTCTTGGATGAGTCCTTCTAGTCCATACATTTATAACCCAAAAGAGTGTGTAATTTTAGCGTATAAAAAACAACACATTAAAAAGGTAAAAGGTCAACCTGAATGGACAGGTGTTCCAACTGATGTTGAACAAGAAGACGGGACCACCAAAAAGAAAACTGTTTATGAAGAAAATGATAAGAAAGAGTTCATGGAACTTGTTTTTGGTCAGTGGAATTATTTTGCAGATACTAAGTCAATGACTAAGGCAACATTCTCAATGGACATCCCAACAAAGGCAATTAAAATTTTATCGTATAAGAATGATATTGTTTTAGATCCATTTGCTGGTAGCGGAACTAGTTTGGTTGCTGCTGAAATATTGGGAAGACGTTGGGTTGGAATTGAGTTATCTCCAAATTACGCAAAAATTGCGAAAGATAGAGTTGAACCTTTTAGAATTCAGAAATCACTCTTTAATCAAAATTGAATCACCCTCGGTGATATCGTATTTAATACAGTCACCACCATTGATCTCTAAGATCATATCACCAACACCATCATATTGGGGACATTTCGAATCGTCTTGTTCCCGACAAGGTGGACAATCCGAGTAAATTTTTATTATTGATTCATCTGATATAAAAATAATATCTAAAGAAGTAGTACAATCCTTCATCCAAAATGAATGAGTACCTTCATTCATTACAAATAACATACCGTTAAATTCGTCATCAAATTTTTTACCTTTCATTCCATCTTGAATGTCTTTATCGGTAATTGCAGATTTGACATTAAAAAGATTATTGTTTATTATTACTTCCATATATATATAAATATGTGAGGTATGAAAAAAAACAAAAGATTTTCTGGAATATTAGTTAAATGTAATGACAAGGTATTGTTGTGTAAAAGAAGTAGTGACAACACAATGCCAAATCAATGGTCAATCCCTGGTGGGGGAATAGAAGATGGTGAAACACCTGAAGAGGCTGCTCGTAGGGAATTTTTTGAGGAAACAAATATTAAAATCAACGATAAATTAAATTTGGTTGGGTTTGTTGATAGATTTAACAAAGACGGTACCTACCTAAAAGGTTTTATGTATGTCTATGGTCTTGAGGTTGAAGATAAGATATATCCAGATCTAGATAACGCAAAAGATGGTGGGGAACATAGTGAGTGTGGATATTATAGTATTGATGAATTACCAATTACAAATAAAACAGATGAATTTTATAAAATAATTGTTAAAAATTTACAATAAAGTTAACTTTTAATAAATTATAGTATATTTATATCGTACAAATAACAACCAAAATCCTCTTTCTTAGTTATTTAATGGTTAATCAAAAAGATAATCCCATAACTTTTTTAAAAAAATTATGGGATTTTTTATTTTTTGTTTGGCAGTTTAAAAAAAAGTATTACCTTTGTTCTGTAATTAAAAATTAAAAAATATATTATGAAAAAATTTGAAGATTTAGAGTTTGAAAAAATTGAAGACGCTCCGTACCAAATTGGTGTGAAGTGTCGAATGGTGTTTGAAAATGGATACGGTGTATCTGTTGTTTCTCACACACATTCATATGGTGGTGACGATGGTTTGTTTGAAATTGCCGTTTTAGGTAAAGATGGTGACTTAACTTATGATACTCCTGTAACAAATGATGTTATTGGGTACTTGAGTCCTGATGAGGTTACTGACATTATGGAACAAGTACAATCTTTATAATAAATTTATTAATATTAATTCAAACGTCTAAAATTTAAAAAATGGGAACTTACATTCACACATTTAAAAAAAAATTCAACAAAAAAGTTATTCTTGATGGACAAGAAGTTATTGTTGGACAGGCAACATTTTTATGTCGACAAGATTGGTTGGGTAATTACTCACCATCTGAGCATAGAGAAATGACAAGAGCATATGCTTTACCTAAACATGATCAACCTGATTACATTATTTTTGAGGATGAATCAGTATATAAAAATAATAAAAAAGGAGTTTGGTCGGACGGAAGTGGTTTTTGGGGTGGTATTGACCATAAAAATGATTTTGTTGGTACACTAAAAAAAGTTGGTAAAAAATTTGTTATTATAAAATAATGTATTATCTTTATAAAAAATTATAGATTATGTTAAAACAAACAATTACGGGATACACACTAAAAGTTATTAATGAAAGTATGGGTGTGTTAATTGATGAGACATTTATGGATCAGATTCAATATAAAATATTTTTAAAAATGATTCATGGGTCAATTGAATTGGGAAATAATTTGAGTTTTTACAATGGAGACGCATTCTTAGTACATATACCAAATAAAATTTTAATTAATTCAGTAATTATTAGTAATGTGGAAGATATTTCTATAAGTGATCAAGTTAAAAGTAAAATTGAATCATTAGTAACAAAATAAGATATGAAAAAAATAATTTTTTTAACATTAGTATTAGTTGGGTTATTATCTTGTGAGAAACAAGTTATTGAACCTGGTGAATATCAACCATATGTAACCCCAAATCCAACAACACAAGATAGTACATACTCTTTGGTTGGACAAACTTGGGTTATTAAACAATATAGAATTGGTGAGATGGGTTTACCAATGGATATGATGCCGGTTGATACAATTAAATTTATTACAAAAAATAAATACACATATAACTCAATGAGTCCCCAAAATTATGGTTTTTATTCTGTGGGTACTGTTTATTCCTTAACATTGAATTATACAATATTTGGTTACTTAACTGGTAATGTGAATAAAGTTAATTTAGAAATGGGAGTTATAATTGGGGGTAAGTTTACGGATATTTCAATAGGTGTGGTTAATCCCCCAAACTACTACCTTTGGATGGAAAAAATATAAACATGGGAACAAATTATTATAGATCTCCAACTTTAAATGAATTGGAGACAAGGAAAAATCGTCTTATGTCTAGAATTAGACAAATGGAATTAAATGTGGAATCAGTTAATAAAGATTTTAGAATAGATGGTACTGATCAATTTCAAAATTTGTCACCTTGGGATGAGTTTACTGATAATGTAAAAGTTCATTTAGGTAAACGTAGTGTGGGATGGAAGTTTCTTTGGAATTTCAATGAAGATAAGTTCTTTAAAGATAAAGAATCATTACTTGAATTTATTAAATCAGGTCGTATCTTAGATGAATATGGGGATGAATTGAGCCAAGATGAATTTATTGAAATGTCTTTTTCGTGGGGACAGGAAGATGGTTTTGATTCGGAATCATATTATTTGGAATATCCTGAAAGTAGAAATTCTTGGAGTAAACCTGAACGTTATGTGGATGGGTTAAGAATATCTGATTCAATAGACTTTTTTTAATTTTCCTTGTTTAGTAAAACAAGTTGGTGGAGTCGGACAATTCGTTGTCGACCTTTAAAGGGGAAGATTAGTCTTCCCTTTTTTTGTTTAAATTAATTAGGTATTGTTTTATTTTTATTTTTGCTTTAAATAAATTAGATTTTGATGTACCTTCACTAATCCCTAATTCGTCGGCAATTTCTTGATGTGACATATCTTCAAAGAAGAACATTTCAAATACTTTTTTTTGTGAAGGATATAAAGTTTCAACTGCATCTTTAATCTCTTTTGATGAATATAAACTTTCTTTTGGAGTGTCGTCAATTACTTCTAAATTTACTCGTTCAAAATCAATAGGGTTTTTGTATGGACTTCTTTTTTCTTTTTTCCATTCATCAATTACTGTATTTGTGATTACACGTTTTGCCCAAGCCTCAATAGGTCCTGACTCATTGTACATACTAATTTTTTGATATACTTTAATGAACCCTAATTGACAAAAATCATTTGCTTTTTCTTCATCTCCATTTGCGTATTTTAAACAAACTTGTCGATACATTTTTGGGTATAAAGATTTATATAGTGAATTAAAATCAACTACCTCATTTAATAATGTTGAATATTGGGATTCAGTTAAAATAATTTTCATACCAATAAATAGTTGTTTATTTAAAAAAAAATAACTATCTTTGTTTTATGAAAAAAATATTATATATAGTTCGTGGAATTCCTGGATCTGGTAAAACCACATTTGCAAAAAAATTAGTTGGTGATGACTTTTTAGTTTGTGAGGCAGACAAATATTTTATTGATAAAGAAACTGGTGAATATAAATTTGATGTCACTAAAATAAAAGATGCTCATAAATTCTGTCAAGATATGGTGGAAACTTATATGAAGGATTCATTATTAAATAACCATTTTTATACGGAAATTGCGGTATCTAACACATTCACACAAGAGTGGGAAATGGAACGTTATTATGAATTGGCAAAACAATATGGTTATAAAGTGTTTTCAATAATTGTGGAAAATAGACACGGAGGAACAAATGTACACGATTGCCCTGAAGATATGATAGAATTAATGCGTAATCGTTTTGAAATAAAATTATAATGAAATTTGATAAAATATATTCATATCTTTGCCTTATATGAAAAAACCTTGTAAAGAATGTCCTCACTTTATTAAGAATCGTCATAATGATATGATTGTTGAATTTGGAAATAGGACAGGTAAAAAACATAATTGTCATATGACCGAAGGGGTAAAAGATTTGTGGAATGTTACAGATAAAAAATTAGAATGTTATGGATCAAAAGAACAAAAAATTTAGATTACCACGAAAGACAAAAAAGAAATTAAAAAAAGATTTCTTTACTTATCCAAAAAGTGAAAAAAATACTTACTTAATTGCTTGGCCATATAAAGATGAAGAAGATTATGTTGCACACAAAAAAGGATTATTAAGAGGACTTAAAGAGGGATTAAAAAAAAAATATAAAAATGGATAGTAGAGAAATGATTTACGGAGTATGTGATAAAACAGGTGGGTGTGATTCCTACTTTGGATTCTTCAAAAATGAAAAAGATGCGGAACACGAAGTTGGGGTCCAAGCTAATAGACTCAAGGAAGACTTGGGTATGATGGATATTGACATTCAAACAGACCGAGCATTATTTAATGGAAAATTGGTGGTAGTAATTCATAGATACGTGTTAAGATAAAACAATAGAAAATAAAAAGTGACTCACATTAACTTGACAATTTTATTTTTTTTTATTATTTTTTTAAAAAATAAAAAATAAAAAATAAAAAATATGCAAACACTAACATTTAACACAACAAAAAAAGAAGTAATTTTGATTAATTCACAAGGAGATATAATTTACTTTCAACACAACGTCCCAACAGTAAAAGTGATGGACCAACATTATGAAGTTTATGTTGAAGATTTTGATGGTAAAAAAATTCCTGTATTTAGAGCACCAATTGCTAATACAAATATGATCATTGAAAAATAAAAAGTTATGGATGAGAATCAAGAACGTATTAAAAAAATGTATTTGAGAATAAACAGTGAACCAAATAATCATGAGATGCCACCACCCCCACCTAAAGATCGTGAAATGTTACTACCTCCACCAAAAAAAAGTAAAACTAAAACTTTTACTCTTGATGAAGATCAAGTTAAAAAGTTGGAGGAATGGCAGAGTCACATAAAGGCAATATATGGGAGTTATGGAAACTACGAATACAGATTCTCAAGTGATGGTATCGGAAAAATTGTCACAGTATTTAGTGAGTTGGCTGACATAGAATTAGATTTGACAGATGTTGATAGTTGGTAAACTGACAAAATGTCAGTATTTTATGAATGGAATGTTTTTTGTAAAAAATAGTACGACTTTAAAGTCATAATAAATAAAAATAAAAATTAAAATTAAAAATGGGAAAAATTATTGGAATTGATTTAGGAACAACAAATTCGTGTGTTGCCGTTATGGAAGGAAACGAACCTGTAGTTATAACAAATAGTGAAGGTAAACGAACAACACCATCCGTTATTGGATTTATTACAGATGGAGAAAGAAAAATTGGAGATCCGGCTAAACGACAAGCTGTAACCAATCCGGATAAAACTATTAGTTCAATTAAACGTTTTATGGGGACAAGTTTTGATGAATCTAAAAAAGAGATTAAAAAAGTACCGTATAAGATTGTTAAAGGTGATGGAGGATCTCCAAGAGTTGAAATAGATAAACGACAATATTCACCACAAGAAATATCGGCAATGGTACTTCAAAAGATGAAACAAACTGCTGAGGATTATTTGGGTGAAACGGTAACTCAGGCGGTTATTACCGTACCGGCATATTTTAACGATGCTCAACGACAAGCAACTAAAGAGGCAGGTGAAATTGCGGGTTTAGAAGTAAAACGTATTATTAACGAACCTACCGCAGCGGCATTAGCTTATGGTTTAGATAAAATGTCTAAAGATATGGTAGTTGTGGTTTTTGACTGTGGTGGTGGTACTCACGATGTGTCCATTCTTGAATTAGGTGACGGAGTGTTTGAAGTATTATCAACTGATGGTGATACTCATTTAGGTGGTGATGACTTTGATCAAACAATCATCGATTGGTTAGTAAGTGAATTCAAAGAAGAGAACGGTCTTGATTTAACTCAGGATCCAATGGCATTACAAAGATTACGTGAGGCGGCTGAGAAGGCAAAAGTTGAATTATCTTCAACCTCATCAAGTGAGATCAATTTACCTTATATTATGCCTGTGGACGGTATTCCAAAACATTTGGTAAGAACATTATCAAAATCTAAATTTGAACAGTTAGTTGATTCTTTGGTTAAAAGAACAATTGAACCTTGTAAGAAGGCATTAAAAAATGCTAAGATGAAGGTTTCTGATGTTGATGAAATTATCTTGGTTGGTGGTACAACAAGAATTCCAGCAATACAAGATGCAGTTAAACAATTCTTTGGTAAGGAACCTTCTAAAGGTGTTAACCCTGATGAGGTAGTTGCGTTAGGTGCAGCAATCCAAGGAGGTGTGTTAGCTGGTGATGTTAAAGATGTCTTATTATTAGATGTAACCCCATTATCTTTAGGTATTGAAACTATGGGTGGAGTTATGACTAAATTGATTGAGTCTAACACCACAATCCCGACTAAAAAATCTCAGGTGTTCTCAACGGCGGTGGATAATCAACCAACAGTTGAGATCCACGTACTTCAGGGGGAAAGAGCAATGTCAACCGATAATAAAACTATTGGTAAATTCAACTTAGATGGTCTTCCACCGGCAATGAGAGGTGTTCCACAAATTGAAGTTACGTTTGATATTGATGCAAATGGAATTATCAATGTGTCAGCGATAGATAAAGGAACAAACAAACAACAAACAATTCGTATTGAGGCATCTTCTGGATTATCAAAAGAAGAGATTGCGAAAATGAAACAAGAAGCTGAGTTAAATTCTGAACAAGACAAAAAACTAAGAGAAGATGCTGAAGTTATAAATAGAGCGGACGGTACAATATTTCAAACTGAAAAATCAATCAAAGATTTAGATGAAAAATTAACCGAAGATCAAAAAACCGAACTTAATACGGCACTTGAAAGTTTAAAAGAATCTTACGGTAAAAAAGATATTGAGAAGATTGAAAATGATATCAATGATCTTAATACTAAATTTCAAAATATTAGTCAATTATTGTACGAACAAACAACAACAGAAGAAGAAAATAGTAAACCATCTGATGTTGAGTTTGAAGAGGTAATCTAATTTTTAAGTTAAATATAAAACCCTCACCTAATCCGTGGGGGTTCATGATATAAAATAATTTATTAAAAAATAAATAAAAACAATGAATAAAATAATATTAATTGAAAAAAAACCTTACTTGGTTTCTAATGAAGAAATACAAATTGGTGATGAAGTTATTGTAACTGTTGGAGGTCAATACCCATCAAAAATGAATTGCGAAAACGAAACTGTTTTATCGTTAATTAAAAATCCAAGATTAACATTAACACAAAGTTATAAAATTGTTAGTGGACCAGATAAAGTTAATATACCCGAATCAAGAATAGACTTAATTTTTGAAAATGGGGGTATATGTGATGTATCACTTGATGGATCTGAACTTAAATTTGATAATATATAAAATGGTAAAAGAAATTAATAATTTTTTATCTGATGAAGAATGTAATGAATTAATAAATTTATCTTCAGATAGTTTTGATAATGCTGAGTTACTTGGTGAAAATATTGATGGATATAGAGTAGCAAAAGGAACTTGGTTAGAGGAAGAAGATGGTGAAGTTGTTATTAAATATAGAAAACTTATTTCAGAAATAACACAAATACCCACAATTAATATGGAAAGTATTAATGTTTTAAAATATGATATTGGAGGAGAATATAAAGATCATCATGATTTTTTTCATCCTAACGAAAATTATTATAATGATGAAATAAAAAGAGGGGGACAAAGATTAAAAACAGGTTTAGTTTATTTAAATGATAATTTTGAAGGAGGTGAAACATCATTTCCAAACCTAAATATTAAAATAGTCCCCAAAAAAGGAAAACTTGTATTATGGGATAACATAAAAGATGACGGTTCTTTAGATTATGATAGTATCCACGCTGGTTTACCTGTAACAAATGGTTTTAAATATATTGCGGTTATTTGGATTAGAGAAAATAAATTTTACTAAAAATTTGATTTATTAAAAAAAATAATTATATTTGTTTTATACATATTAACTAAATTATGAAAAAATTAATTCTTATTGTTTTACTCGGACTTATATTATTCTCGTGTAACCAAAACAAATATAGATATAAAATAAAAGGTGATGTTATTACCAATAAAGGTCCTCATCCTGCTATTTGGTATACAGATACCATTAGTTTTGATGGGGATACGGCGTATTACTTTAATAGTGATGGGTCTGAGGTAAGAATTAATCCCCCTTATGTATTAATTGATAATCAATAAAAAAAATGAAAAATTACACAGAAATAGAGACATGGATTAAAAAAGTTATTAATTCTTGTAAAACTCAAGAACAAATAATTACGGCAAATAAATTAATTAATAATTTTGATAATCAATTAAAAAACAAAAATATTGTGGAGTATTTGAGAGAATATCAATATAATATTATTAATCCACTTGAGGTTTATTTAAACAAAAAAAGAAAAGAAATCCTTTAAACAAAAAAATTAAATGGGTTTTGATAAAAAAATATTAGATTTAAGTAGAACAATATACCAAACATCTGTTATGGTACACGGGGCAAAACAAAATCCAAAAGATCACATTGATAATATTAGAGGAATGATTAGAGAGTTCATTAGGACGGAAGTTGTCCCTTATGAATTAACCAATCAAGAAAAACTATCTTTTATTTTAAAAAATGAATTAATAATAACAAGAGCAGTTCTAAATGGTCACAAGGCTACTGATCAAGATGAGTACCAAAAAACTAGAGAAAAGATTAAAAAATATAGAATAGAATTAGAAATAATTAAATAATTAAAATCTATGTAGATTTAAAATTCTACATAGATACAGTACAAGAGTTCTTTGACATAAAAATAAATAAAATTTAAAAAACATGGTAGAAATAACATCATATGTTTTAGGTATGCTTACGATTGCAGCAATATTACTATTAATTGCTTTAGTTTTAGGTATGGTTAAGATAAGCAAATTAGAAAAACAAACAATAACAATTAAAAAAATGATTGACGAAGTATATCAATCAATTGATCACGAAAGAAGACATACTGAACAATTACTTGAATCTACCCATCGTGATATTAATATGGTTGAACAAACAATAATGAATCAAGTTAGAAATGTGGATGATTTTCATCACAAGATAGAAAATGAAATTCATAGAGAAATTGATCAAACAAAATCATACATTGATTCAAGAATAGATAAGGTAGTGTTACAAGGTTCCATTATAGGAAAAAAAGAAATAGTTAAATAATCCGTTAAAAACTCTTGTACTTTTATTTTAAATTTTAAATTATTTTTCTTATATTTGTAACATGAAAAAAACAATAACATTTATTAGTGATACACATACCAAACACCGGTATTGTGAAAATGATTTACCAGGTGGTGATATACTAATACACGCTGGAGATTTTATGAACGGTGGATATACTAAAATAGAGGTAATTGAATTCCTTGATTGGTTTAGTGCAATAAAAGGATACGATAAGAAAATTTTTATTGCGGGAAATCACGACCGTATTTTAGAAAATGATCCTACTTGGAGTTTATTAACCATCAAAGATTATACAAATCTAATTTATCTTCAAGATGAGATGTTTGGTCTTTATGATATGGATGAAGATCGTAGTTTAAAGATCTATGGGTCACCTTGGCAACCAAAGTTCTTTAATTGGGCTTTTAATTTACCTCGAAATGGAGAAGTAATGAAAGCAAAGTGGGATGATATACCTGACAATACGGACATACTGATTACACACGGACCACCATTTGGACATTTAGATATTCCAGGAGGACAAAGTGTAAGAGTAGGTTGTGAAATGTTACGTCATCGAGTAGATGAAATTAAACCAAAGATTCATGTGTTTGGACACATACATGGAAGTTCAGGATATTATTATAATGGACACACACACTTTATTAATGCTTCAGTATTAGATGAGAGATATAATTACACTAACCTACCTGTTAGCGTTGAATGGGATTCAATAACAAATGAAATAAAATGGTTATGATTAAATTTGGTAAAGTAAAAATTTTTTCGTACATTTGTAAAATAAAACAATAATTATGAGTAAATTTGACTACAAAGACAATCGGTCTATAGCAACAAAGGTAAAATCTTTTGCACAAAGTCTGATATTTTGGAGAGGACGTAAAAAAGGTATTATACACACTCGTAACATCAACTTGGATGACTTACGGTATATCTTTTTTCCAAAGAAACTAGAAAAGTGGGGATATCTTGGAATAACTTTCTATAAAGAAGACAACGTCTACTACAAAGCTCTTTATCCGCTGGTATTGGCAATGGACTATGAAGCAAAACCAAAATGGTGTCCAAGATGGTTTCTACGGTTCTTACATGTATTTGGTAGTGACCGTTCAATTGTTAGAGTTCGTAATTGGACTTTACACAATCTACATAAAAAATTAACTAAAGGTATTGCTTTTATTGATTGGAAAACTAAATGGGAATCTTATGACCTCCGTATTTCTATACACGCACCAGAACACATCCAAAACTTGGCTGATGATATTGAACGTGGATTTTACGGCAGAGGCAGGCAAAACGAATTAGTTGAACAGATTAAATCGATAGATCCAGCCGCTAGAATTATTTGGGGTAGCGTCAAAAGATTAGAAGAACAATTAAATGAATTAGAAAACAATCAAGATTAAACAAACTAAAATAAAATGAATAAAAGATTAAGTAAACAAGAAAAAAAAGAACAGGTAATCATTGATTTAGTTAACAAGATGTTTGAAATTGCGGGTCATACGGTAACCTTTGAGGACATTAAATATCGTAAAGACAATTGGTTTCAGGAATGGACTATGACTACTGAACAAAATGATCAATGGAAGTTATGGGGTAAAAAATACTTAATAAAAAACCTACGAATGAACGCAAAAAAAGCTGAAAATGAAATGATTTGGATCTCACTACAATGGGGTTTAAAATTTAGTGATTTTACATATAATATAATTAAAAATGAGCAAGATTAAACAAACTAAAATACCAATGACATTAACGGAAGATAATGTTTTAAAGATTGCTGTTGATCAGGGAGTAATTGAAAATGAATTCAATTGGAAAATGATTCGTGAACATGATGGATTAACTAACCAATCTAAAGAAGTAATGTGGTTGGAATATAATGAGGAAGGTAGGTTTAAATCAAGATATGATAAACCAGCTGTTGGTCGTTCACTACTTATGTCACCATTTAACCAATTTTTTACATGGCAAACAACTCCAATAACAGAAATTGTTGAGGATCAAGATGACTATATTAAATTTAAGACAAAAAATAGTAATTACGAGTTATGGAAACTAAAAAAATAATATGAAACTAGAAGTATTTACAGAAATCCTAAATAGACTTAGGAAGCAATCAGACAAGGAACATGCATTGTATGTATTAGATATAGACACTATTAATTTCTCAGATAATTATATCTCAGTGATAAACATTTTATTAGAGGTGTACTATGGTAAGGATGGAGCAGATTGGATTAATTGGTATCTATGGGAGAGAGACCCTCTTGGAACAATTGACCAAGCAACTACTAATGACGGAAAACCTATTTGTTATGATGTCAAGTCATTATGGGAAGAGGTAGAACAATGTAGGTTGGATAATAAAGTGGAGTATGAGTTACCTGTTAGATTAACAGATGAGCAGAAATTAGAAGTATTAACAATGATACAAAATGGATTATGAAACAGACAGCAGTAGAATGGTTGAGAGAAAAACTAAGGTTAGAATTTGGATTTATATTTAGTGATAATATACTTGAACAAGCCAAAGAAATGGAGAAAGAGCAGATAATAGATTTTGGCTATGATATAGCAGAAGACTTAGCTTGTGGTAAGTATAGAGATAAGAAACATATGGAAGAAAGATATGATGAATTTTTAACATATAACCAAAAAGAACAATGAAACAGACAGCAGTAGAATGGTTAGAAGACCAAATTAAAAATTCAAAATATTACTTTAAATTAATGGCAGAAATAAATAGTAGAAGTACAGTATCACAATCTAACATATTTGAACAAGCCAAAGAAATGGAGAAAAAACAACTATTCTTATCATCTAGTATTTCACCAAAAGAGGCATATAAAGCAGGACAAAAAACAATGGAGTGTGGATGCTATGACATTTCAGATGCAACTACTTATGAAGAATGGTTATATGAACAATTTAAAGAACAATAAAAATGGGAAAAATAATATTAGAGTTTGACTCTGAAGAAGAAAAAAATGATGCAAGAACCGCATTAGATGGATATAAATGGAAAATAGCTATGTGGGATTTAGATCAATTACTTCGAGGAACCACAAAATATGGTACAAGTTTACTTGATAAATCAAAAGAATCAAGTGAAGAAGAGGTGGATATTGCACAAAAAATACGTGACGAAATAAGAGAAATACTTAATGGTTATAGTTTAGATTTAAACGACTAAAAAAAAAGAATCAAGTATATGTGGGTTAATACGTATAAATCAGGATTTAGTAGTAAACATATTGTAATGGAGTTGACATTACGATAAAAAATAATTATATTAAAAATATATAAATAAAATAAATTATGAAAAAAATTTCAATCATCATTATTATCACATTAATTTTTACTGGACTATTTGCTGCCATTATCAATAATAGAGCAAATACCAAATTTAGTAGATTAATAAAAAATAAAGAAAGAATAATCGACAGTCTTAAAAAAAATCCCCATGTAGATACTCTATGGTTATCATTACCTGAAGACTCCATAAAGGTTCAAATAGGAAAACAATTAAAAAAAATTCAATCTCAAAGGGATAGAAATAGGGCGTTGAAAGAATATATTATTTTCTTAGAAAATGAAAACCAATTTTTAGGTAGTGTTCTTGCTGAGAAAGAATTAAAAGACGGTATCAAATAACAAATAAATTACTAAAAACATAAAAAATGAAAAAAAAATATTATGAGTGAAAACACAACACCTTACATAGGTTCGGATGGATATTTTTTTATGGATGACGACGAAATAAAATTATGGGACAACACCTTAATAGACGGACTTAAAGAGATTGAAATGGGAGAAGTAATTGACAAAATTAGAAATTATTACAATACTTGTTGTGATATTGATGGAAGACCACCATCTAAAGTGGAACTCAACGAGTTTCTTGATTCATTAAAAATAAATAATAAATAAAAAATAATAAATAAAAAATAAAAAATATGAAAAAATTAATGATTAGTATTGCGTTAATGTTAACTTTAAATGTTAATGCACAATGGATAAACAAAAATGTTAATAATGGATTTGATGACCCTTATCGAATATG